TGAAGCTCACGCAATTGCTTGCTCATTGGTTTATCTCCAGAAATGAAAAAGCCGCCTGGTCGAAATGACTCAAGGCGGCGACAGGGATCACGACCAACGGGTCGCAGGGGGGCGCAGCCCTCAACGGAGGACTGCAAGGGAAAGGGTTGAAATCAGACCAGCATCAAACCAGTGCGAGAGCGTCTCGCGCCTGTTTCAGTCGGGAATGGCTTTTCTGAGGCTGACTGCGAACGGCCTTGCCTGTGACCTTGGCCTGCATGCGGGCCAGAACGTCGTCAAAGGACGCGATGCCATCGACCATGCGTTGCGCCAAGGCAGCATCAGCTCCGAGCACCCGGCCTTCGCCCATGCCGTTTCGGACATCGTCGACCGACACGCCCCGGCCAACAGCCACAGCCTGGATGAAGGCGTTGTAGTAGTCGTCCACACGAGACTGCATGAAGGCCTGAGCCTCAGGGTCGAGCGGCACATAAGGGTTGCCCTCGACCTTGAACTTGCCAGCCGAGACCAGGGTGGTTTTGACGCCCTCTTCTTCCAGCGCTTTCGAATAGTCAAAGTGCGCCTGCCACACGCCAATGGAGCCCACCTCACCGCCAGGGGTCACGTAGAACTCACTGGCCGAGCAGCCAATCCAGTAAGCCGCCGAGGCAGACAGGCTGTTGGCCACGGCCACCACTGGCTTCTGGGCTCGGGCCTTGACGATCTCCGAGGCGAGTTCGGCAACGCCATACACGCTGCCACCGGGGCTGTCGATGTCGATCAGAATCTGGCCCACCGTGTCGTCGGCCAGGACCTGGCGCAAGGCCGAGGTGAATTGCTGGGTGCTGGTGCTGCCGGGTCCGGAGATGTCATCGACCATGTTGCCCCGCTGGGTGACCACGCCGTACAGAGGCAGCACGGCAATGCCAGAGCCCGCATTGGCTGCAGCCATCTGTTTGCGGGTATCGCGCAGCACCCGCTCCGACTGGATCTGGAACATGGCCTCATCAGTTGGAGGCTCGCCCGCCGACCAGCGGGTCAAGACCCCGGCCATGGCCTGCAGCCGCTCGGGCATCAGGGCCCACGGGGTGGTCAAAAATTCGGAGAGCAGAAGTTGTCTGTTCATGTGTCTTTTCCTGTGTGAATACCCAATTGAGTGAGGGACCGGAACAGCGCCGGTTCATCCTCGAGTGATGGAGCCCCCTGCGCCCAGTCCTCTACTGCCGATGGAGGCAGGCTGAAGGTCTGGGCAATCAGGTTGATTTCGTTGGTGCCCAGAGCACCTTTTTTGCAGATGCGACGGGCCAGTCTCTGGGCGTTGGACTCAACCAGCTTTCGCAGGCGCAGGCTCAATTGCTGGTCTGATTCAGGACTGTCATCGGTGTCGGCATCCTGAGATTCGATTTCCGCATCCTCTGCATCCTCTTCTTCCACCATGTTCAGCGGCCGCAGCGGTTGATCGAGCCCTGCGATCGGGTTGAGGTTTTCCGAGATGCGGGCCTCGTTGCGGGTGAGCCAGCCGTTCTGGATGCCGCTTTGGTAGTACGCCGAGCGGCTGGCCGCATCCCCTCGCATCAGATTGGCAAAGTCAAACTCGATCTCCAGGGCGTCTCCATCTGGGAGTAGGTCAGATTCGATGGATGCTTCCCAGCGCTCTGCCCAGGGCGTCATGGTGTGCATGACGAATTCCAGGCTTTGCTGCTCGATGTTGGAAAACGTTGCCCGGTCCAGATCCGCAATCATGTGTGGCGGCACTCTGAACAATCGGGCGATGTCCGTGATCTGGAATTTGCGCAGCTCCAGGAACTGGGCGTCCTTGTTCGTGACGCCCACCTCGTGAAACTTCATGCCGTTCTCGAGCACCAGGACCTTGCCCCGGTTCGAGCCAGACTGTGCCGCCTGATAGGACTCCCGAAACACCCGCTTGGCCTCCGGGTCCTTGAAGTTGCCTGGGAACTCGATCCAGCCCCCTGTGGGTTTAGCATCGTTGGAGAAGAACCGAGCCCCGTAGTCCTGCGCGGCCAGCGCCATACCCAGGCTTTCTCGCGAGAGCTCAATGGGGCTCAAGCCAATCAGCCCGTCCGAAGACAGGCCCCTCAGATGCCAGACCTCCCCACGAGGTAGGACGATCTCGGAGCCTGCCTGATCCCGGATGCGGTATCTGTAATCGCCCGATGGGAGCAACTCCATGCGCACCCGGTCAGGGTGAATCGGGATCAGCTCGGTGATCTCTCCCCGGGTGTTGGCCAGGATCTGACAGAAGGCATTACCCCTCAAGGCCAGATGACCCTGCAGCATTTCGCGCCACTCGAATGGGTTCTGGTAACGGTTGGGCCGTTTGCCCAGCAACTGGTAGAGCCAGTGGTCTGTCACCCGGTCCTTGCCACCGTCCTTGCGAGGTCGGTAGACCACCAGGGGGAGCGACGCCATGGTCTCCGAGAGAATGCGCACGCAAGCGTAGACCGCCGCCAGGCGCATGGCCGAATCGGCCGAGACACGCATGCCGGAGATGCTTCGAGCCGAGACTGGCTCAAAGTAAAAGTCTCCCCAGGGTGAGCGATCACTTTGGACTCCAATCCTGGAAGCTCTGAAGCGGTCAAAGAAATTGAAAATACCCATGACGTCAGAGCACCATCAACTCATAGTCGGATCCCAGCACCACCGATTCTCCCGGTTTGATCGCCCGTGAGAGGGCCATGATCAGTGCCACGATGCCGTCTATCTTGTTTTCTGGTCTTTCCTTCCTTGGATAGATGTTGTCTTTGACGTCCGTGTGGGCCACCACGTTGCTGGCCATCCAGGCGAGGACCGGGTCACCGTCATGGACGAGCTTCTTTTGAAGAACCAGTGCTTCAAGCGTCTTCATCGGTTCGCTGAAATTCAGCACCGTGGGGCGCACTTCGATCATGGGCAAGCCCTCGGACAACATCCGCGTGGACAGCTGCGTGGCCTGGAACGGGTCAAAGGCCACGGCTTGGACAGAAAACCGCGACGAGATGTCCAGCAAATCGGCTTCAATCCAGCTGAAGTCAATCACGTTGCCCGGCGTCACCGAAAGGCGTCCTGTATGGGCCCAGCCCTCGTATTGGCTGTTGCCCGCCGCCTGAACCGTGTCCTCGGGCAGGTAGTACTTGCCAAACACCGCATATGCGTCTGGTGTGTCAGGGTGCTCGAACACCATGACGAGCGCCGCGATATCCGTCTTGCTGGCCAGGTCCAGACCGAGCCAGCAGGGCTGGCCCAGGAACTGATCGAGCTCAAGATCGGGGTTGGCACTGGCATCCCAGGACCGCATGTCCATCCAGGCCGTGTCTGCACTCACCCACTCATTGAGATGCTTGGTCTTGAAGTTGTTGACCGCGCTGGGCAACTGCATGGCCTTGGCCTGCAGGGGCACCAGAATCTCTTCGCGCACCGAGATTCCCCAGTTGGGGTTGGCTTTGATGAGCGAGTCCTTGGCCGCCCAGTCATCACCTTCATCGAGCCCGTAGATGATTCCGAACTGGGAGTCGTCTTCGAAGACCCGGTTGAGCAACTTAGTGACAAAACTTCGCACCTCGTAGCAAATGCCCGATCGGTTGCTGCCAGCCGTGGTGATCACCCACAGCAGTGAGTTGTCCCGCTTGCCGGTACCGGTTTCCACCACGTCATAGACCGTTCGGGTCTTGTGGGCGTGCAACTCGTCGATGCAGCCGAAGTGAATGTTCAAGCCGTCGAGCGTGGAGCCCTCTGCCGAGAGCGCCTCGAACTTGGAGCCGGTCTGGAGCACATGCATGTTGTGTGCCCCGACGTTCACGGCAAAGCGGTTCCGAAATCCCGGGCTCAGGCGTGCCATGGTCTGGGCATCGCCAAAGACAATGCGTGCCTGATCCCGCGTGGTGGCCAGCGAATACACCTCAGCGCCGCCCTCGCGGTCGGCTGCCAGCATGTACAGGCCCACTGCCGAGGACAGGGTGGACTTGGCGTTGCCCCGAGGCACCTCGATGTAGGAGCGTCTGAAGCGGCGCTTGCCGTCTGATTTGACCCATCCGAAGACCGTGGACAGGATGAACACCTGCCAGGGCTCCAGAACGATCATCTTGCTGGCCAGTGGGCCTTTGACGTGGGGCAGTCGCTCAATGAAGGCGCACAGGTTGTCCGCTGGCCTGTAGGGTCTGCCATAACGGTCAAGCAGTTCCGGATTGAACTGGTACAGGCTGCTCTTGCGCTTGAAGCGGACCAGGTCATCAAGCTGGCGTTTGCAGGCTTTCTGGACCCACTCGCAGGTCAGGATCTCGTGGGAGACAACGCGCTCAGCATATTGTTTGGCGCTCGCAGCGTATGTGCTCATCCTGTGTCCCTTTGGGTCAACCCACGATGTCCTCCCAGAGATCGAGCTCCTCGCCCGGGCGTTCGTTTGGAATGGAGATGCGCGAGCGAGACGCTGGGGTGAACCCCAT